AGAAGCCTTGAAATTCCTTAGAACTTGCCAGCCTTTGCAGCCTCAGCGACAGCTACGGCAACGGATACAGTAGCGCCAACCATAGGGTTGTTGCCCATGAATTTTCGGGACTATTTTACTATATTCAACGGGCTCTATGAAATGCTGTAAAGTACGTAATTCCGCCATTTTCTGGCATTGCACCAGTTCATTCTGATGCTAAGTGATGCTTCGAATAAATATCAGATGCTGACACGCCGCAGACAAATTGCGGACAAATTTCTCTTATCAAGGCGTTCAAATGTCCTAAAACGGGCACATTCATCATTATGCAAGCGCCTGAATACTGCGTCGACCGTAAAAATGTTATGATCCGTCTTTTTGGGCCACTTTCTTTCTCCAGTTCCTATAGTTTCCGCTTTTCACTCGGCCATCTGCCGCGTCTGGAGTGCTCGCTGGTACGAACCAGGATCTACTGATTTTTATTCCATCAATCTCTCCTGCTGCCAGTTTCCTCCGGAGGCCGGAGGCATCGACTCCGGAGCGATCCGCATACTCTGACAGTGGGATATAATCAACTCCGTCGATATTAATCATTTTTATACCTCCATCAGCATCAGATATCATTCGACATATCCGACGGTTTCGTACTGGTCCGGCTCTCTTCTCTCGTCGTCATCGTCATAGTAGAACGAAATCGGAATGTCTACAGGGTGGTAGTGGTGTTTCTCGTCAGGACAATAGTATTCTCCATTCCAGTCACTATCCATGAGAAATGTTCCGTTGTCGAGGTACACATTAGTGGCGTGCTCGTCCATAACTACGACATTTGGGAACTTCTTTTTGAAATCACATAACGTCATCGGCTTCACTATGTCGTGATATTTAAAAAAATCCTCTGCATCGTATTCCTCACCCATGTAGTAGCATGGAAGTTCGGAAGCATCCCATGTCCCGTCCGCTTCGGACTCATCCCACATATCTGGTCTGAGATCATCGCAGTCCCATTCCTCACCTTTGTAGCCATATCCTGGTGCAAACTGATAAATCGAACCATCAATAACAACGAACGTCCAATACTCGTCGCCGTCCTGCATTTCCTTACGAAGTGCTTCAAGGGCATCTTCCTTCGTCTCCTCTGCAACAACGGCGATATCCGTTCTTTCCTCGCCCGAGTCATCCATAACCGTCCATGCTCTTCTCATTTCATTTTCCTCCTTGTATATGTAATCAGCAGTCCAGTGCATCCAGCGCTCCGGTATATGGTGCGCGTCTTCCGTATCCGCGTTTATTCTCGATTTCCCGTTTTACTGCGTTGAGCGCATATTGCGCGTCGTAATACAAATCCCCCTTAATGATGATTTGCATTGCATCGAGACTATCCCACATTGCGTCGTAAACCATTTCCAGTTCCTTCTCAGATGTGGCTTCCTCCATGTGCTCACGTGCGCTGTCGATAAAGTCTTCCTTAAATCTATCGTACAATTTCTCAATATCGCCCATGCACTGTGAGATCGCAGCGCATTTTCCGTTGTCCAGGTATTTGCACCCAACGCATTTATTTGTAGATTCCATTTTTCCTCCTATTGTTTGAGCTCCGCTTGCTCACCTCTTTGTTATGTCTATAGTATATCACGCCATCGTGAATTGTCAATGTTTTAGGAGAAAAATACAAAAGACAGCTCCCTTGAGGTCCTAATCTCAAGGGAGCTGTCTTTTGTAGAGACATAGATCATCTACTAAAACCATATCCATTTATATTTTATCACCAGCAACTTCTGCTTGCAACGGTCGGGCTTGTCACTCGATGTACATGATCTCCTGCCTTCCGTTCTGGTCGACGGTGTGATACAGCGCGCCTTCGAGTGTTCCGGACGGCTGGCCATAGTACCAGGCTCCGTCCACCTCGAACCAGTCTTTTTTCATTCTGCCCTTCGAATCGAAATAATACCGATGATGGTTCATCGTGTAGAACCCATGAGCATTCACGCCCTTTGAGATTCTGAGATACCAGTCATTACCGGACTGGATCCAGTACGGATACACGACTTTATAGGTCGGTTCCGGCACTGCAACCTTCTTACCAGCGTCGAGATTGATGGCCACATGATGCTCCTCGAGCAGCATGATATCTCCCGGCAGCAGGTAATCCCCTGATGTCAGATATTTCGATGCCGTCAACTCCTGGAACCCCGCAGTCTTCAGAATGCTCCTAAGGTTTCCTGTGTAGGAGTAGATTGACACCTTCTGCAGCTTCTCAATCCCGAGCACGAATCCGAGCGCCTTGATCAGCGCCGCCGTTCCAGATGAACAGTCCGCCTCACACAGCTCCGAGATGGCCGCCGGATTATAGTTCGCCCGCACGAGTGCATTCCAGAATGTGAGCCGCTGGTTCTGGTCGTAACCAATATTATTGTTGGTCGCTGCCGCTCTTGCTAGATCGGCCAGCTTCCGACCGACTGCCGGATCCGGATATCTCAGTACCACGTTCCACGGTCTCGAATACCACGGGATGACTGCCCACTCCTGGCCGGTCTGATCTCCAGCCTGGCCACCCGAATATTTACCGCGCTCATCATGTCCACAGTTCGCAATCATTTTCATTCCTCCTTAATTAAAAAAAGACTCGGGGCCCGAAGGACACCCGAGTTCTGCACACAATAGTTATAGTCAGGTAGCTGATCGGATTCGATTACTTGTCACCAAGCACGGAATCCGAAGCGTCGCCGGTCGGCATGTCACCGTTCGGCATGTTGGACTCGCCGATGCCAGCCGGATCGCCCGGCTCGTTGTGAGCCTTCACCTTCATCTTCTCGGTGACGATCTCACCATCATAGCCATGATCATTAGGATAAACGTGCTGCTTTTTCTTCATGTAAAATCTCCTTTTTGTGTAATAAAAAAGCGGCCGATTAAGGTCGCCAGGTTAACGTATGGAATTTTGAATTTCGGGTTAACGCATCCGATCACGAGATGAGGACCACCTCCTCTCAAAATTGATTGCTTGATTCTGCTTTTTTTGTCAGCACCTCGACCGCACTCGTGATCACGCCAGGCAGCGGAATCCCCATTAATCCGGCATTCTCCACAATGCTGATTAATTCGTTCGTCATGAATCCAATAATAACGGCATCACGAATATAATGAGCACCCAGTGCCAGGTCTAACCTATGGGCAATCAGCACGAATACTAATGTAGCGCATTTGCGGCACAGCCCCTTCCAGCCGGCCCGCGACTCGAGCGTTCCGCTTTCCGTCTTTTTGCTCCTGTGGAACACTCCCGCCACCGTAATGCCCATGGCAAAGTCAACCGCCATAAATACGATGAGCGTGATTAATGACTGGTCCCATCCGCCCAGTGCTGCAGCAATCGCGCCTCCGATCGCGCCTATTATTGTGCAAATTCCTTCTTTTGTCATACTTCAACCTCCTCGCCCCTGTTTAGGGCTCTACTTTCCTCGTCGTCGAGCGCTCTGTACTGAGCAACCTCACATAATAATTTTCTGATCGTTGCTGACTGCCTGGCGATCATTTCCTCCTGCTCTATGCACAGATTCTCGAGGACTGCTTCTATCACTTCGGCCGAGGCCCGCAGATCTTCACTGCCTCGTCGCTTGTGATCCCGTTCTCCGCCCCAACATACGACCATACCTGTGCAGCCGTGATGCGGTGCATTCGATACATGCATCTAATAAAATTGTATTTTGGACTCATACCTTATCCCTCCATCATAGACATGTACATTTCCTCGAGTGCGGCCACACGGTCCTCAATCGTAACCGTATCGTCTACCGGATCCGACTGGCCGTACTCCCACCAATCTGCAAAACTCTTTTCGATAGTCGCTTCCGTCTCGCCCTTCCGGTCCTCCGGCAGATCGAACACAACCTCGTCATACCTGATCATCTCCTGCGGTTCCTCGTCGGCCGACATGAACGTTTTCACGTTGTCCGTCAACCGCACTGCCGTCTTCTCCGGTAAATGCTCGATCAAAACCTTCGGCGGCTTCTCCCTTGCTTCTACGTCTCTGTAGATCATAAAGTTCCTCCCTTCTTTTTCTCATATCCTCACGCTGATGGAAGCTGCTCACGCACTCCGCAACCTCCATGAGCTCTTTAATGTGGTATTTCTCGATTATGTAGATCGAGTCTGATTGCGATACGTTGCTATTGTATGAGATCAGCTTCTCCGCCCGCACACGTCTCAGTGTTCCGGTTTTCTGCAATTCATCCCACGATCGTAGAAACTGCCTTCTGACTCTCAGGAACACTCTCGGCCTTATCATGATGTGTGTCCGGCAGATTCTAAACCCCGCCATATCCAGCACCGGGCAGCCTCGACGAGCTTTCCCGCGAGGTATTGCCCGCCTCCTGGCCTCTTCCTCGATTGATAACAGCTTAATGATTCCCGATGTCCATTTCAGTCGAAGACTGAGCTCGCGCTGCATCCATTTATCGAGATTCCTCGTGGATCTCTTAAGCCCCTTTGCCGACTTTGATAGATACGCGAAATCATCCATAAATGTTTCGCATCGTACGATATGTCGGATTTTCTTCCCTCTTCGTACAGAAGCTTGCTCATACACGAAGCGGATCGCATAGCTCATCAGATAATTAAAAAGCCATGCGTCCAAATATCCTCCTATAATCAGGTGTCCTCCCGGAGCGACCCGCCCGAGGTATTCTAGTATCGCATGCAGGTCGTGCGCTTTCGGCAGATCTCTTTTTATGAATCCGATTACTACCTCGTACGTGGTCGACTCGTAGGCGTGGACTACATCCGTCTTCACCACATACTTGATTCCGAGACTCTCCTTCAGGAAATATCCATGCGTCTGGTTCTTCAGGCGCGTCTGTCCATGTCCTGGAAGGCTTGCATGCTGCGTCGGCAGGATCTTCGCTTTAAATAGCGGGTCCAGCATCAGCTTCGCTGCGTGCCCGATCAGCTGATGCATGATGCTCAATAGGGTGATGTCCCGGATCTTCCCGGTTATACCATCTGGGCGAGGCCGAACAATAACAGGCTCCACGCTGTCCGGTTCTCCGCCCTCGATTATTTCTGTGAGGGTCTCGAATAGTGCCATGGCGCAGGATCTCACCGCTTCATTCCGCGCCGTTCGTTCTCCCGTCAGCTCCTCGAGCTTTATTTCATCCCGCGGTATGCCGGCGTATTTCTCAACGAACGACAGGACGTCGTTTCTTCTCCATTTGCCATCAAAGCACGTTCGTACGGCCCGCTCACATAATTCTATAGAGAGCTTGTTACATCGTTTTGAGTGCGTATGTGCTCCCTCCGTTTTTCTTTGTCTGAAAGGTGGCTTTCGGTTACAGAATCCCTTCAATCAGGTCTTCCTTTGCTACTACTAACCACGCGTCAGGCCCACGGCCCGACGTCCTGGAATTCTCCAGGCTCCGGTTTTACTGATTTTTGCTTTCGCAAGGATATGCAGGCGCATTTCACCGATTACATCGGCTTGTTAGATATAGACGCGGACGGCCATTCCAGTTCGAGTTCGACGACGCATTGTTGCCATTCTCGCCAGCGAGGCCGGCATTGCTCCAATTGTTCAAGTTGCAGAAGCGCCACGGCGAGCGCACGCCCGTGGAGTTCGCACCGTAGAAGGCCGCAGTCGCGCCTACATACCCTAAAATATTCTATTCCGAGGATGAGGGGATGCTCCCCTCTGGTCCGATTACTCGGACCATTCACCCCTCTTTTTACCCGATCCGCAAAGACGCGGACGGCCATGCCAGTACGAGACCGACGACGCACCGTTGCCAGCCTCGCCAGCGAGGCCGGCATCGCTCCAATCGCTCAAGTGGCAGAAGCGCCACGGCGAGCGCACGCCCGTGGAGCCCGCACCGTAGAAGGCCGACTTATAGTATGTCGTCGAGGATCCGCCGATCATGCGCGGGAAAAGCACGCCGAGCTTTGAGCGAACGAATGCTTTCACGTAATTCCAGCCCTGCGGCATATCGGTGAAGCTTATTCCGGTGTCCGCGTATCCGCTGGTGCTTCCTGACAGTTTCTCCGAGTCTCTCTGCTCAAATACCTTGTAATTAAATTTATCGGATGCAGATCCCGCTGTCACGTTATACAGCGGATCAAGCCCTAATGTATAAGCGCCGTCCAGCACCTCTACACCTGCAATTCTCAACGGTCCACCGCCCGTCAGATTGTATCTGCAGCCGTCCTTATGCCCAGGAAGCGCCTCTGTACTTCCGGAATACCACGGCATTGTTGAGATATATGTCGTCGCTGTCGTGTTGAATGTAGATGCCGTGTCCAGGTTTATTGCCATGTACACGTTTCCAGATACGGATACACGCTCGATGCTCGCCACTTTCACAAGGTCTGCGATATTTCGCATATACGCATTGTATCTGTCCTTACTCTCGTTTGTCGTCGGATCTCCTACCGACACAGTAGATCCGACGATGAAGTTTGCACCCTGCGTTTCTGTTACGAGCACTCGTCTCACACCGGTTTCTGCTGCCGCTACCTGATACTGCCCACTGTAGCCTGTGCATCCCTCTGCGATACCAGAGTTCTCGAGATTAAAATGTCGGAGCTGCCACATGCGAAGCAGCCAGATCGTATCACAATCGTTCCACAGGCCCTCGTAAGCTGTCACCTTCCGTGCAAGCGGCAGCGCCGACTGTGCGGATACAAAAAGCATCGGCGTCTGGCCTGCACCAGATCCGAGTCTTCCTGCTGAATCCTTTCCGCCCGGGAATGTCGGATGCCAGGTGAGCGCCCGTTTTTTATTGTCCATGCCTACATCTCCCGCAAACGGATAGAACCTTCCGGCCTTCGTAGTCTTAAATGAAATATAGTCATAGGTCCCTTCTGCCCACTCCCGGATCCACAGCGCCAGCGAGAACGTGTACACAGGCGCTGACTCTCCTGTGATGTCAAAATCACCGTCTACACCCTCGATCGCGAGGATATTCATCGTGCCGTCCTGCTTGCTGAGTGCGTTCGCGCGAATGTACCATGTCATCGGGTCTTCATCCACCCAGTCCGGTTTCTCTGCAGAAGCCTCTGTGCAGATCTGCCCGGCTGTCTTGTCTGCCAGGTCGTCGAGCGGCGTCATCGTCGGATCTCCAGAGCTCTCTGCGGTATAACTTCTCAGCGTATAGGTCTTATCTCCCCATGCGTCAGCGATGATCTTTGCGAAGCGTGTGAGGATTTCATAGCGGTCCGCTGCGCTGCCTGCCATGGCCATCGCGCGCGGATACCATGTTTTAAATACCTTCGTCGTGTTTGTGCCGTCGATCAGCAACTGGCACGTGGAATCAAGCACGGCAGAAGTTTCGCCGCCTGGAAGTGCCTGTGCCTCCTCTGCTGCCGCGATCCGGTCGAGCGCGGCCACGATCCGGTCGCCGTGCTCTTTATTCATAATCTGTGTTTTATCTACTAAATTCATTTCAGCCATTTATTTATGTCTCCTCGTAATGGAACAATGAAATATACCCTTCTTCGTCTATTCCGATGGCATATCGAACCTTATTGGCTGCTGCTTTAGCGAGATTCGCCGACGCGGCAGCCGCCGTTTCTGATGCCTTCGCGGCCGTTTCTGACGCCGCCGCCTTCGCCTTCGATGCTTCCGCAGCTGTCTTTGCTTCTACTGCTGCTTTCTCAGAAGCCGCAGCTGCAGCCTCTGACGCTTTTGCAGCTGCTTCTGACGCCGCTGCCTTCGTCTTCGATGCTTCTGCAGCCGCCTTTGCTTCTACTGCTGCTTTCTCAGAAGCTGCAGCCGCAGTCTTCGACGCGCCTGCGCTCTTCTCCGATACTTCCGCTGCGTTCTTATAGTTTTCTGCCGCATTCGCCGATGCTTTCGCCTCCTCGGCAGACTTCGACGATGCGGTTGCAGACGATGCCGATTCCTTTGCCGATCTTGCTGCATCTGATGCCGACGCATTCATCTCGGCCAGCAGCTGATTGATCACTGACTCGGCTTCCTGTGTCAGGTCCGAATCGTCGATTTCGAGGCCCTGTTTTACTGTGAGCCCGCATATCTCAGTGTTCCACTCATTGATCGTGTCTCCCGCTGCACTCTGAGTGATTGCGCATAATGAGAAAAATGTTTTTCCTCTTCCGGCTGTCGCGAGTCTCGACAGTGGCCACACAACCTTTAAAAACTGTCCGCCTGCCTTCGCATCTGGGAACTCTGTGTCATCCTGCGATGTCCACGCCGCCACATCTGCGATCGAGTGCGTCCCCTTGATGCCATTCGCATTCACGTACACGATTCTTAATGAGAATAGTGACAGGTCAATGTCTCCGTCGTTTCCCACCCACCGCGGTACCTTCATCGTGACTTTGTTCGTATCCTCATCGGATTCTACTCCCAGCACGAATCCGGCTGGAACTCTGACTGTGCGGCTGTCCTTGTTTACTACTAATACATCAGCCATCCAGTGCCTCCTTAATTACCTTCTTGTCCTCATCGGTCAATTTCTTGTAGGATGCGAGAATGTCATCGAGATTCTCTCCCTTCGACATTCGTTGGCTACATGCCTTAATCATGATGACCATAAAAACTTCATTCATCACGCTTCACCTCCAATTAGTGCTGCCATAGCAAGTGTGAGTTGCTCGTTGTCATGCTGAAGCGTTTTGAGTCGCGAGTCGGTCGACGGGATGTACTCAGCTTCAGTTTCCTCGCCGGTTTCCTCGTTCACATTGTAGAATCTATTGTTTCGATAAACCGTCGGCGGATAAAGGCTGTAGTTGTTGCACTCAATCGCATACGCGGTCGGCCCTTTAATCGCCTGCGCAATAACTCCGGCCTCGGACGGGTTGTCGCACTTTGTGACCGCGAAAACCTCGTCATCCTTGCCGTTGTTGCATATAAACGCAAAATCCTTTTTCTGTTTCAGTTCCATTTAATCACCTACCATTCCTGATCGCCCCATCCGACGATGATGATGCCGGAGCCGCCGTGGCCTTCGCCCCACGTTTGGGACCCATTTCCCTCGCCACCGCCACCGCCGCCGGTGTTTTCCTTTCCGTTCCACCATTCTCCGTGAAACGTCGAGGCACTTGCCCATGTGCCATCTCCGCCTCCGGTCACGCCGCCGGTTCCGTGCGATGATGCGCTGCCTCCACCACCACCGCCACCAGCGTAGTAAACCCCGTCTGGTCCTTTGACGGCTTCTCCGCATCCTGTGCCTCCTGTGTACCTATTACGAGATGCACCGTTTCCACCATAAGAGCCGCCTTCTACATACTGTGCTCCACCACCGGCACCACCGTCTCCGCCGTTCGGATAATTGCTAGCTCCGGTATTTCTCTTTCCGTGCGCGGCCTTGTATGAGCCGAAAACAGTGTCCGAGTTTTTATTTCCGACAGCGTACCCTATCGTTTGGCCTGGCGAAACATCGAGCGCAACTGTGTTAGGGTATCCGCCTCCACCGCCTCCGGCGTGTGTGCCATATATAGCATTTGCTCCGCTCGCACCTCCACCAATCATAAACACCTTGATGTGCCGTACATTTGCCGGAACAGTGAATGTGCCGGATGATGTGAGCACTTGTCGGCCGGATGCTGCGGATAGATAAACGGACGTGGTTGCTCTTGCACTATAAACGCGCCCGTAGTTTGTCGTGAGGTAGCTCCATGCACTAAAGTAGATTGTTCCGTTTACACCGATGTACTTTCGACCATAAGTGTCTGCGCCTTCATAGAAAACAGAACCGTCATTAACGTTCTCGGGGTAACGATCAGAGCGCCATAAGATTCGGATTCCGCTCCACATACTTCCTCTTGCTGGCCGCGCCCAAGTACATTGTGGAGTCTTGTTCGAGTATTGGGCGGCCTTAAAATTTGTCGCCGGGGAAACCGTGAGCGTCCCCTTCATGCCGGCGATCGTTGTATCGCTGAGCACTTTAGCTGTATTTACGTATCCGATTGCTGTTCTTAACGAAGCCAGCGTCCCCTTCACCTCCGGGTTCCCTGAATCCGAGTTTTTTCTGTATGCCCCGTTTGAAATCCTGACTTTGTAATTCGTCGAATCGATTGCCACTGATACTGCATCCGTGACTGCATCGCGATCCGGCAGCGTGCCGATTCCGGCCTCGTCGTCCGTATCTGCTCCCACGTATGTCTGACCGGCTACGACCTTGTCCTTCGTAACGCTCAGCTCATCTGACGCGACTCCTCCACCTGCTCCTCCTGAAATACTTACCAGCCCCATTTAATACGCTCCCTTCAGTCCAACCGTGATTGTTGTTGCCGGCTTTTTGTACACTTTAAATGTCACAGAACCGTTGTTAGTGACTGCCGTCCCTGATGATACAATCCCAAACGCCTTATTGTATGCTCTGGCCGTTTCCGCATTCGCCGTGCTTGATAAGCGCTTGATGAGAAGCGGATCCATCGAACTTGTGATTTTTGAATTCTTGACCGTTTGCGTAAATGGTGCCACCGATCCGGCCCAATCTGACGCGGCCAGCGTAACGTCAATCACCTGCTTTGCTGCTGCCGTTTTCAGGAACCCTGCTCCGTTCCATAAATCTGACATATCGATGATTGGCCGCTCGTCCTTGAAGTCATTCACTCCACTTGTCGTCTTCGTAAACGTGGCCCATGGCATCTGGTATACCGTGCCACCATTGTCCAGATCCTCCTGCGTCATCTGTGGTGTAGTCGACGCATTTGTAAGTATCTTGAAATATCCCTGGTTGAATGCTTCCGTCGTGTTTTCTTTCGACAGATCCACCTCAAAAACCAAACGGCAGTACATCTGGCCGGACTGCACTTCTGGCATTTTCACCGTCTCTACGCCCTCGATCTGCACCATGCGACCGAACGTAAAAAAATATCCTGCTGCAACCGAAACGCTTTCCGTTGTATGTGTGAGCCCGCATCCCTTCGTTATTCCGTTCGCATGGTTCAGAAATGTCCACACGAAGTGCGCAAAATTCGAGGATGTCATCAGCTGGTCACTGAATACGATACCATTTACCATTTAAGTCCTCCTCAGCTTCTCTATTAGCGTTACTTTGAGATTTCCGAATACGATGTCTTTCAATGCCGACGAACTTGAAACCTGTGCCTGCGTGATGATGGATGCACGGATTCCGGTCTTTGTCTTGATCGTGCACTTCCGGCCGACATAGAAGTCGGACTCTGAATACAGCTTCGACGTTCTGATCAGCGAAAACGAAATCTTGTGATTATAGGAATTGCTTGTGAACTCATTTCGCACCTGTTGGATCATCTCATCCTCTGACTCCGTTTCAATCCACTTATTCCGTACGATGCCTGCTGCCCTATCCGGGTCGCTCCCGTCCTCGGTAATGGTTTTGTCTGTTTTCAGGTAAAACTTCCGATCTGTCACAGCTCCAGTAATCGTTGTGCCATTTTCCTCTGTATCCGGTATTTTCCACTTCACATTCAGCTTTGCCAGCACATTGATGTCGTACACCTCCGTGTAATCAGTGATGTCAGAAACCTGGATATCTACAGGCAGTGTTGCGGCATCCTTCTGGTTCACGACGATCCGGAGCTTTCCGTTCTCGAATTCATAATCGAGATAGATGCCATAGTATTGTTTCACGTTTCCCAAATAGGTCTTCAGGTTGAAAACGTTCTCCTGTACATCCACTGTTGTTGATACTGCTGCATTCACCTTCGTATGCGTTGCGGCCACTACGGTAATGCTTTTCGCATTCATCAGTTCGTCGCCTGTGTCAAGCCAGTTTTCCGTGATGCACTTTACGATAAAATCTTCGATCCCAACTGTCGAAATCAGCTCTTCGCTGCTCACAAATATAGAGCGGTCGAAGAAGTTCTCCTTCTGGATGAGTGTGATCGTATACTCGGCATCATTCTTGCTGGAGCTGTAGCTTTCACATAATCCCTGAAAGGCAATACTGTTGCCGTCCTTGCAGATCACGAAGTCGTTGTCTTCGATGGCCGGCTTGCGTGCCGCTGTAATCGTTGACTTGTTTGAATAATTGATGTCTTCTGAAAAATCATATTCTGAGTACTCCAGAATGTCTTTTGTCTTCAGCGTTTTGCTGTCCAGAATATAAGCGATGTACATTTAGACCACCCTGTAGTATTTAAAAATCGTCATGACCGTTCGCGACGTCACCTGCGTGTTTCCGGTAATGTTGAACTGTGAGCTTCCAACCGGAAACTTGAAGAAATTCTCGTTCACAATATCCAACATCGGAACGATGTTCTCCACCGCTCTGCTGTTTTTCACGAGTCTGCAATACAGATCTCCGTCAACCGAACTGTATTCTATGTGTTCTCCCAGCTCCACCGTCACCGGGAAGACGGCACGTGCTACCTCCACGCCATTCTGTTCAACGAATATAGTCGGATTTTCGAGATACCCATACAGATCGAGCGTGAATGGTGCCGCGACATGTCCATCGTTCGAAATTGTCAGTCTTCTGTATTGATAGTCAGAAAAACGCACCGGCCAGCGAGCATCAAATCGATACTCGCCGGTGATTCTCTGCACGACGAATCTATCCGTTACGTTTGAATAATACAGACTCCGGCATGTGAATGAGACACTGCACTGTAGAGCTCCGTTCTCATCGATCTCAGATTTTTCGAACGTCACGAGGTCGACATCTCTATAGTATTCTCCGGAATCCGTGATATACCGGAGCTTTAAATCCTTCGCTGCATTCACGTACTGAGTGAATGCGTGCTGCTGAACATATGGCGATTCGCCATTTGTTCGCACGAACGACACCGTCCCCGTAATGCTCTTTTGCTTGTCCTCAATATAGTTCCGTATGAACCTGTCGCCGATTCGTGCGTAGGACGCTTCACGCTCGTATCCCAGCCCGCTTGGACCATTAAAAAAGCCAGTAGTGAGATTGTTTAAATCCCACCGCTGGCCATATTCATTTTCCAGGTAAAACTTTCTGATCACAGCATTGCCCCCAGATTCTCGTTCACCGACTGTGCGATGATTTTCCCGTCCAGCACGGTCGTATTCACGGACCGCACCACGATCGGTGTAGCGCTCCTGTCCATGGACGCGCCATTTACCGTCATGCTGATGTTTCCGGCCATCTTCTCGACTGCCTGCTGCACCTTATACATATTGTCATCGATGCCCTTTACGAAAAGGTCGATCATGTCCGGAGCGTAGGTATGGAAGTCTGAGAGTGGCCCCTCTTCCGGTTCGGAAAACCCAAGCACGTCGGAAACCTTCCGTGCAACGCCTTCGACCGCTTCCGTGACCTTGTGAACCGTGTCCTTGATGCCCTGCACAAAGTTGTCAATGAGGTCGCGGCCCCACGTAAGCGCCTGCGCCGGCAGATTCTTCAGGAAGTCCATGGCTTCGCCGATCTTATCTGTGATCACTTCCTTCACTGCAGTAATTCTCTCGGCCACACCATCCTTTATGTTCTCGAAGATCTCCGTGAACTTGTCCGCGATATTCTCGAGGACCTCCGCCACAGTATCTCTGATTGCATTGATCACATCCGAAATGGTCTGTTTTATGCTGTTCCAAACGTTTTCGACTGTCTGCCTGATTGATTCAAGAACCGTCGAAAATACCGACTTGATGGCGTTCCACACGGTCGATATGATGCTTTTAATGACATTCATGCACGTTTGGATAAATGCCTTAATAAATTCGAGCGCAGCAGAGACAACGTTCTTTATTCCGTCCCATGCGTCACTGCACAGCTGCTTGATTGCATTCCAGGCTCCCGACCAGTCTCCGCTGATCGCGGCCATGATCACGTTGATCACGCTCTCAATGATCGTCATGACGAGTTCGATCTGAGCCATGATGAAGTTCCATGCGTTATTCACAACGGCCATGATCTGGTCGCCCCATTCCGCCCAGGCGGCCTGCACGACCTCTATGAACGCCTGAATGATGGCCTGCACGGCCTGGATCACGCTCTGGATCGTATCCTGGATCTCCAACCAGATGACCTGCACTTTCGCTCTGAATTCATCATTCGTCTTGTACAGATAGATAAATGCTGCAGCAAACGCCGCCAATACGGCAACGACCGCCAGGACTGGCGCGGATATTGCTCCGATCGCTGGTATCAGAGACGACTGGATGAACGTCACGAGCGGCGCGATATAATTTGTCAGTAAACCACCTATTGACGATACTATCGTGCCGATCAGCACGATAAGCGGTCCGATTACAGCTGCTACGAGTCCGATCGTCACGATCATCTGCTTCGTTGAATCATCCAGGCTATCGAACCAGTCCTTAAAATCTCTGATCTTTCCAACCACCCGCTCGATGATCGGTGCCAGCGTTGCCTGTAACGAATCCCCGAGCTGCGCACCGACTTCCTTCAGGTTGTTCATTGCGACCTGCGCCTGATCAGCCGGATCCAGCATCGCGTCAAAGGTATCGGAAACGCTTCCGAGATTGTCATTGATGGATGAACCAAAATCATCCAGGTTTACTGTTCCGTTTTTCAGTGCGTTATAGAACTGCGGGCCAGCCTTCGAGCCGAACGTTTCGATACATGCATTCAGTTTTTCGGTGTCGGTCGCAGAACCTCCCATTTTATCCTGGAGGTCTTTCAGTACGTCCGGCAAAGCCTTACCGTCCGCTGCTGCGTTCTTCATCGCGGTCTGAAGTCCCTTCATGGCCGTGCTGGAGTCCATGCCGGAAACCTCGACCTGGCCGAGGAATGTAGCAGCGTCTGCTGCTGACATTTTCATTTCCTTGAATGTCGTCGCATTGGATGCCATCGACGCATTGAGCGCATCGACATTTATACCTGTTGCCTGGCCGACGACGTTCAGCGTGTCGAGATATGCGCCTGTGTCCTTCGCTTCCAGGCCCCATGCCTTCATGGATGCCGACGTCTGGTCGATGGTCGCATTCACATCTGTCCCATTGACATTTGAGAACTTCAGAAACTTTTCAGATAGATCTGACAGTTCCTCGCCCGTCGACGCGAAACGAGTGTTGACCTCGCCGATTGCCGTGCCGGCATCCTGGAAGGACACCGGAATCGTGGTTGCGAGTTCCTTTGCCCGATTCTGCATATCGTCCAATGCGTCGCCGGATGCGCCTGTCTTTTGCGTGATCGTGTCGAGCGCCTCGTCAACTTCGCCCCATGCAGCCATCGATGCTGTTCCGATCGCCGCGATCGGCGCTGTCACGCTCTTCGACAGCCCCGCACCAACGCCCGTGATCTTCCCGCCCACTTCTGATATTTTGTCGCCAACGTCAGAGATCTGCGATCCGAGCACTGAGAAATGTTTATTCTGCTCTTCAAGCTTCTCCAGCTTCTGCGTCGTCTCAACGATTTCTCGCTGGAGTGCGTTCTGCTGCTCCTGATTCACTTCTGTGGATCCGGATGCCTGCATCTGCTCGAGCGCTTCCTTCTCCTGCTGCAGCTTCTCCTTCGTCGCTTCGATGGACGTGTTCAGATACTCCTGCTTCTGCTTCAGTAGATCCGTGTTGCCTGGATCCAGCTTCAGCAGGCGGTTCACATCCTTCAGACTGGTCGAAGTGCTTGATAGCTTTTTATTTACGTCTTCCAGCGCCTTCGATAGCTTGACGGTATCGCCGTTAATCTCTATCGTGATGCCTTTAATTCTGTCTGCCATTAGAATCTATCCATGTCCTCTTGTGTGGCCATCTCATCATAGTCCTGATGATCATTGGCCGATTCCGTGTACATATCAATCACAAGCCCGATCGTTAAAAGGTCCAGGTCTGCGATTGATATGCCCAGTTGAACGGCTCGAAGCATAAAAAGAGGAGTGGTCATTGGTCTATCTAATGGCCTACTCCTTTTTTTGCGTCGATATCTGTTTTGGTATTGATCCCCCATAGATCGATGAGTTCCGGCAACACTTCATAAATGCTGAATGTTCCGAATTGATCAAACCAGTCGTTCATGTCGTCCGGAACATTTGCCGGATCCGCATGCTTTGCCATGATGTATGCTACGTTCTCAAATGTCTCGAGCGATTTGATTGAGAAACCATTGTTTTCTTTCAATCCCTTCGACAGCGTTTGCATATCCGCAAACACATCACGGCCAAACTTCAACCTGTAAATACGAGGAATGGCGGCAGAAGCTCTGAACTTGACCGCCTTTCCGTCAATCATGATTTCTTTTGAGATTGCAGACATTTACGCCTCCGATGCTACTGTTGGCACATACACAGACTTGTACCAGTTTGCATATGTCGCTTCATCGGTCGTGTCTGAGGTCTTCGCCTTGATCTGGCCGTTCTCCAGCGGCGACGCCGAGATGCTGATGCTCTCAGTCTCCGGCTCCTTGCTGTCCTCTACTGTGTTTCCAGCGATTGCCGGACGGGTAACCGTGCAGTTATACAGCACATGCCGGATTCCCTTCTGGTCTCCGTCAAACTCGAAAAGTAGCGCGCAGTTCTTTGGCTGCACGTTTGAGTTCTCGATCAGCACCTTCTTCTCATCGAGCGTCTCCCCGAGTACATCTGTTCTGAACGACTCTGGAAGAATAGCTACCTCGAGGCTTCCACCATAGCCATTGTTTGCAACCGAGGTATAATACACGACTCCGTCTGCGTACCACTTCTTTACATCTCCCTGCGGATCCATCGAGATAGATCTGGCACCGGGAATCGGCACCGGTGTGTCGAACGTGATTTCGCCTGTCTCGCTCTTCTTAAGAAGCGCATAATGCACGTTCTTTACATTGAATTTAACCCTGTTCTTAGGCATTCCTAAACCTCCATTTGATATCCTGATTCCCACAGACCGATCTGGTTAAAATAGTTTTTATCTTTCGAGAAAGCTATTTTCGCATCACGAAGCGCCGTCTCCAGTGTCGTTTCTGCGTCCTTATCGCAAACGTCCGTGTATAATCGGATGGTTAATCTTTTTCGCTGAAAATAAATGATTCCGTCTGCATAAAAATTGACGTCCTCCAGTTCGTATTCCAGGAACGGAGGCGTCAGCTGTTCTTTCTTTGAACTCTCTATGAAGTCCGGGTGTTCTGGATCGAAGTAGAACCCCGTAGACGAAATCAGGTTTCGAACCTCTTCGGCTGTCATCATGATTCGATTTCCTTTCTGAGATTCTCTTCAAATATTCTCTTTGTCTCTTCGTCCTTTACGATATGCGGATGCGGCCCAGCCGGATGCGGCCCACCGTGTCCCTTCTCCAGTAAATGCGTGAGCCTATACCGGTCCTTGTTATAAACCGTCTTCTGGTATTGAACGTTCGACTGCTCTGTCACGCGAGAAGCCCAGCCGGCTTTATACTTTCCCGTCTTTGTCGGTGAGGCCGATTTGGTCTTCCTCGTAACCTGGCTTGCAGTCTTATCGACTGCTGCTCTTACGTTTTCACGTGTCCGCCTGCCGAAGTCCGTCACGACATCCTGCACAGCCTTCTCGAGCTCGCCAGCATCCACTTTAATTTCCATCGCATCCTCTATATTTCACAGTTGCTGACTGGAGCGACAGCAGCCATGCCTGTGGCATCGTATTTCCCCGGTAGTCCTTTTGAACCACCTCGTACTGATCTCCCTCGATCACAAACACATCGCCGCGGTCGACGTCTGCCTGATACGGGACGAGCACGGCCCTCTGAATCTGTGTGCCGGCCACATATGCATCCCAGTATCGGCGTTCGCCGACGGTCTGATCTGCAAAGTGAATGACGCTTTGCTTCACCCTCTTCAGTCGTCTGTCCACAACTTCGTAGGACGTGCCCCAGCCATCGCAGAATGTCAAAAAATCACTCTTTCGTTTCAGCATAGCCCATTACCTCCGCATAGCGGTTGACCTCGGTCAGCATCTTTGCTTCCCGAATGTCCTTATCGAAGTCTACGCCGAACGTCTCGAGCGCTCCGGACTCTGCCCTCAGTACATATTCGCAGAGCATGGCCGCATAGTCCGTCCCTGGCTCACAGGTCGCAGTGGCATTGCAATACCGTCGGATATACGCAATGCCGTTTGCTGCCTGGTTCTCCAGTCGTCGCTGAGTGGACTCATCGAGCGTGTAGGTGATATGCAGATAGTCCTTCAGCATCCAAATGATGCCATCTGATACATTTAACGCGCTCATTCAGTCCTCCTTATGCCTGCGCCTTTGTTGTAACGGTGCCCTTCACCTTCACAGAAAGCGCCGGAGCCTCTACGCCGCTGATATCCAGCTTCTTGAAGGATTTGTTATCCACAGGCATGCCGTTGCCGTATACTCTCGTTGTGTATACGCGGTTATCCTCCAGGAACTGAGCCGAGTCATCATACTCAACGACGCCGGATGTACCGCCGTTGATCGCTGCGAAGTAATTCTTCGCGATTCCGACGACTGCCTCGCCCTCCGCAAGCAGTGCAGACTGCACGGTCTTGGTCGGGTATGTGAGGGAAATCAGGTCGACGATGCCGGCGGATGTAACGGCGTTCTGTGCACGTCTCACCTTCTTGATGTAATCCTTCGGATTTACGACAAGAAGTACTTCATCGATGGTTCTATAGTCGCCGTTCTCGTCTACTGAGAGGTCAGCGACCACCGCAGCATAGTCATCATCAAAGTTTGTGATCGCCGTCGCTGCCTTCGCGGAATACTTGCCAGATGTTGCGGTTGTGGTGTCCATCTCCATGCCGATAAACTGATCCTTACCGTCACCCTTCAGGATTGTCTTCTCCAGACCGAAAGCGATCACCTCGCCGAGGATGGCACGGATGTACTGATCTACCCACATCGGCGCGAATCCGAAGTTGAATCTTACGAAGTCCTTCGGGATCAGGAAGTAAGCTGTGTACTTCGCCGATGTCACGTCCACTGCCTTCACACCTGCAGTCACCTCGGTGGCGATTGCAGATGTCACTTTGCCCCACGATCCGAGCTTTGCAGAAAGCTGCGTAGCGTTTGCGACGAGCTTCATCGCGCCTGCTGCATCGACGAGATTAATAGCATTCAGAAGCTCGTGAGACTTCTTGATATCCTCGATCACTCGGTCGATGATGGTCACCGGAATCGCTGCTCCGATGTTTGTGATCTCCTGCTTTACGCCGGACTTTACAGCGGAAATGAACTTCTGATACCACTGATTTTCCTCAGATGTGAGTGCTCTCAGACCTCTACTCTGGAGTACGTTCATGTCCGAAACATCCTTGTACTGTTCAAACTCCGCTTCGATCTGATCGCATACGGATGTCTGAAGCTCCTGCATCGCTGTAGCTGCTGCCTCTGCGTCATTCGCCTTAAGCGCATCAGAAAGCTTTTGCATGGTTTTCATGTTTGCCTGCTTGATTAAGTCCTTGTTAATCATTAATTCCTACCTCCTAGGTTTTACTTATTTAACGCTCATGCGCTTCATAGCGGCGATGAGAGTGTTACTGATATTTGTGGCCGGCGTTGTTGGCTTCACCTGTCCGAGGGACTGAAGCATCTTCGTTGCTTCCTGCTGCGCAGTCAGCTGCTTCTTCAGCTGTTCGCGAAGCTCTTTCACGTCCTTGCCTGGATCATCTGGATTCCCTTCTCCTGGATCACCTTCCGGCGTTTTCTCCGCCTTGTAGGTATCCACAAAATCACAGAAACCATATTCAAGGCATTTGTCCGGTGCCAGCACGGTCTCCTTTTCCATCATGGACCGAAGTTCTTCCTCCGTCAGATCCTTCGCGCGATTCATGTATAGCTGCACGGAAGCGTCCCCCAGCGCGTCAAGCTGGTCGGCAAAATCTCGCAGCTGCTTCGCATTTCCTGCTGCCCTCATCCATGGGAAATGCAGCAGCATCGAGGTGCCGAGACCCATGTGAATTTCATCACATGCCATGATGATGTCTGCCGCCACACTATACGCATAGCCGTCGACATAGCCGACGAGCTTGCATCCCGACTGTGCCTTCTGGCGCAGCAGGTTATAAATTGTCACGCCATCGCCAACCTCTCCACCGTTGCTGTTTACATGCAGCTCGATGCTGTCCGTGCTTGGGATCTCGTCAAGCAGGTCGCGCATGTGCTTTGCGCTCGTCTCCGACTCGTCATATTCCCATGTATCCCAGTTGAATTTTCCGACGGAACTGATCGTGTCATAGATATACATCTTGTGCACGGTTGGAGCGTCGGCCTTCTGCTCAAATCTCCATCTGAGCTTGTTCTGGTCACTCATTCAAACCTCCTTCTCCGGCCGGATCTGTTCCGGCGTCCTTGATATCTGCATAGTTCTTCGTCATCCAGTGTTTCCCGGACCACTCGGTCCCGAGTTCCGTATCTCCTGCCTTTCGCCGGATCTCGTCAATCGACCAGATACCGGATGCAAGCATTTTGTCCGCGGACTGCGCTATGTCGAAAGCATCGATGTGCTGGATGGCTGATGTGTCAATCTTTTGATAGGTTCCCTTCAGAACGGCTTCGCCCGAGCGCTTCCGGTTGTTCTCACGCTCGATCATCTTTGCGATCGGGTCGATCGCAAACGTGATCATGTTCTTCGTGATGTCGCTCGTACCGGAAACGTCACCTTTCAGAAGCCCGGGCGGCAACAGCATCGCATTCGCGACCTTGCTATAGATCTCGTCCGTCAGATCTGTGACGTCCTTGATCTCGCTGGTTGACTTCTTGTTTGCCTCTCCGCCCTTCGTCTCATAGGTGAATCCATCCCATAATGTCATGACGGCATTCGGCGATCTGAAATAATTCCCGAACTGCTTCCCCATCATCTCGTTGTAAACCTGGTTAAACGTTCGTGGGGTCCCATCTTCGTTCGTTCCGTAATTGATCTGCGGTGCCTTGCCGCTGACTGTCAGCACGCCGCGCTCACCGCCGGACTTGTAGAACTTGTTGATCGCGGACTCCAGCAGGCCATCATACTCGTTCATCAACTGGTTCAGAAGATTTGTGACGTTCTTGTTGTTCAGGCGATAGAACAGCACGTCATCCATCTTGAACGTTCTTCTAAACGTGTACGGATGAGCGCAGCCGCCATCCGATTCCAGCCCGACGGTCACATTCGAGAATGTGTCCTGCGAAAGCGCATAGGTCTCGTGCGTGTATTCGTCCGCGATGAGGAGATCCCCCTTCGTGCTCTGCACAACCAGGCATTCGCCGCGATAGATCAGCGACCACACAAGCTTCTGAAGGAATTGCGATGTGTTCATGTTTCTGTTCGGCTGGTAGTTCCAGAGGTAATATTCCCCCTGCCGAACCTCCTCACCGTTCATGAACGTTTTGAACTCACACTTCGACAGTGCATAGGCGATGATGTTGATTCCCACGTGGAGTGCGAAATCATAGATCGCCAGGCGGTTCCATTCGTTCTTGTCGATGAAGTCGCGGACATCCTTTTCGCTCACCTCATAGGTCTTCCCGCCCATGAGCTTGCTATATAACGATTTCCAAAAATCTGTAAATCCTGCCATTACTTACCTCTTAGCTGCCGGATGGCTCAGTATGTGAATGTTCCGATGTTGATCGACGGAAGGTCCTGGATCTCTGGTAGCGAATCGATACAGCACATCGCGTGAACGAACGCCATGAAACCATCGGTTTTTCTGAGCTTCGGTTCGATCTTCCCGTACGTGATATTCCCGTCCCGATTGATCGTCTTCGTGTTGTTCGTATACCAGCACATCATTCTGTCGAAGCCTGACAGCCTCTTGTTTATAAAAAGACTGTTGATGATCGGACTTGTCTTGATGATATCCGACGGACGCGTGAGCCATATGCTCTTGTTTTCCTTGTCGAATGCGTCAAAGCCAACCTGACGAAATGCCTTGTTCAGCAGCGAGAAGCGGAAATTATCAATTCCGATCATCGTGATGTTGTAGTGCTTCGCCTTCTCCGCAAACCACTCCGCAACCGTTTCCGCCGGCACCTCCACCTCATCAATGATCGAGCAGACGCCCTCCTGGCACCATTTCTCGATCGGCGCGTGGATGTTCGGTAGATCCTTCGATCGTTTGCAGATGAACGAATGATGCATGATACTGTAGTCGTTGCCCTTTCGGAACACGAGAACACACCCCACGAAGTCGTTCGTTTTCGTATAGTCGACGCCTCCGACGCACGACATGTTGCTCTGTATTTCAAACGGCGATGCCTTGCAGCACTCTACAATGTCATCCCATTCGGCTACCGCCTTCTGCGGATCGCTCACAGGGAAATTGCACCGCTTTGCAAGGAACTCCGGGTAATATTCCGGCGTGTTCTGCATGTTGATGATTTCCTGCTGAATGGTCGTCTTCAGGGAATTGAACGAAGGATATGCCAGCGACGGATTCGCCTTGACGATCTTGTCCACCTGATTCCACTCGGCTTCATCCTCGATTCGAAACCAGTTCACAAATGTGCGGTTCAGCGGATTGTACTCACTCAATATGTTCCGGTTCTGTTCCTTCTCATCATCCAAAACGCCGCCACGGATATGCCCGTCCGTCGTGATCGTGATCTCGCGCCACCATCGCATCTTTCCGAGACCGGACTTCAGCGTGTTCATGTTCGTGGTGCTCGTGTACTGATGCTTCTCGTCGTAGATGATGCAACCGGTACGCTTCGAGTCCTTGTTCTTCGTACTTGTCGTGTTTAACCGGAACTCTGCCCGCATCTTCTTCCCGACGATTTTCTCCGCCATGGCCTTATAATTCGAGTTCAGCGCCCTCACATACTCCGGCTTCTCCGGGTCCGTGATGATGTCGTATAGATCTGCGATCGACGTCTTTGCCTGGTCTTCTCCGTTTGCGATCAGGTCAATGTTGTATCCCTTGATCCCGTGTAGCGGAGAAATGAAATAGAACGCCAGGAAGTCTATGAAGCCGTTCTTCCCAGCTCCCCGCCCGATGATGTCCCGGATCTCGTGGAAATAGATGTCATCCCCCAGGAATACCCCCGTGATAACTGCGAACTGGAACCGTTCCCACGGCAGCAGCTTGTACGGGAAATATTTCTCCAGGCTCAGGCCTCTTCGGATTCTCTCCGCGTCCACTGTCACATCTTTCCGCTCCAGTACCGGTATCAAATTGTTATCGATCATCAGCTCCTGCTCTTTGCAGTGCTCGATGTGATTGCCCTTGACGAGGTAGATCCACTCGTCGATGTTCGGCTCATAGTGCGTCGACATCGCAATCCTCCGAAACCACGTTTTCTGTCGTCAGATTCATCTTATCCAGCATCTGATCCATCAATCTGATCGTCGACTGCAGCTGTTTGGCCGATGGGTTATCTATCCCATCGATCCTGAGTCCGTTCTCCCGGATGTCTTCCTTGTACATCTCTTTCAGGTCCCACAGCTCCATGTAGTCGTCAACCTTATCCCTGTAAATACTATTGGCGGCACCCTTCGCTTTCAGCTGGTTTTCTAGCTCGCACCGTACCTCTTTTCGCCTTGTTTCGAGCTTCTTTTTTGCCATTTTTGTTTCATTTTCCTTGAATATTTAAAATTTTGTTTCATTTACGCGCGCACGCACGCGCACATCACGTAATTTTTCGCGAAAAACTCGCTAGGAAAGACTGGGCGCCGGTCCTGGCCCGCTCGATCGCTTTTTGATTTTTCCGACCGGGGGGGTATCTGCGTTTCGTGCGAATCCATTTGCTGTGCAGCGCCTGCTGCCGCTCGTGTGAGTTCGTGAAACGATCACCATCTCTCATGATTTTGAAACCCCTTTGGTTTGTATCTGAATTCTGGGTGCATGTCTTCATGGCACTCCTGGCACAGGCTCATGAGATTGCTCTCTGTAAGCGCCAGTTCCGGCGCGTCCTTCAGATGTTTCACGTGATGGACCGTGACTGCTTTTCTGTACCGCCCCATCGCCCGGCAGCGCTGACACTGGCCGTGATCTCGCTCGAGGATCTCCGCCCGCATCTTCCTCCACTCCCTCGTGTGATAGAATGCGTGCCACCCTCGATAGGACTGATCCGATATCGTTCTTACCCACTCGCCTATCTTCTTCTCGCCTTCGGTGTATTGCTCCATCGATCTAATAAAAATGGCGGGCCATTCGACCCGCCTAGAGTATTTATATACCGGCTTTATGCTCTCCTCCGGTTGTGCCGAGCAGGGAAACCGCTCAAGCAACTGTTTAGCAAGCAAAGGAACTCATCAAAAAAGGAGACGAGCTTTCGCTCATCCCCATTTTCGACTCTACTAGAATACTACATGAAAACATCCGCCGAGTGCGGTCATTTAGTTATTTTCTCTGTTATTGATCTGCTCAGCGAATTCCAACATCATTTTTGTGAGCTGGCTTGCCTGGCTTACACCGGCCCGATCGCAGGCGTCTGCGAATGCCTTGACTGTCGTGTCCTTCAGCTTGTAGCTCTTTGATACATAGCCGTTCTTACGGTTCCACCTGTTCTGCGGCAGTTCCTTCTTAATCTCGTCCATGCCTATCCTCCCATTTGTCAATTATTTTTCCCATGATGTTCCACGCGATGATGGCGGTTATAGTTAAATAAATTACTTTTACTGTATCCATTTGATTCCTCCAGTAATCTGTGCTAATCTGATGGAAAGAGAAGGGCTTTTACAGAAGCCCCTCTCTGTTCTATCAGATTCCTAAGTGCTTCTTGATGAAGTCATATAAGAAACTTGATAGAAGGTTAATTAAGACGGAACCTATGAACTGTGCCAACTGTCCGAGGCCCGTCTTTTTTGTTTGCCGTTTCCGGCTTCGCCCTCTCAATGTTTTCACCTCCCTTTCTCTAAGATGCTTATATAATATCATAATGTGTACATTATGTCAATAGTTTGGTGCACATTATATTAAAAAAATCCGGTGCATTTCTGCACCGGATCATCTTATTCAGATCTTCTGTGAAATCAACCAGTAAAACTTCCTGCGCCGCTCGTAGTACATATCCCGCTCGCACGGTATTCCTGTGACCATCTTCAGATAGTTGAACGTCGCATTCTCGATCGTGACACCCTTCAGTATCCACTCAGCGATCTCTCCGCCCGCTTCCCGCGCCGTCTCCTCGACTGTGGCGATCTTTCTTGACAGCTCCGCCATTCTGATGGCCTTCACCTCTGTCAGGTTTCCCGAACCGGATCCGTGCGGCATCCCGTTGTAGTTGATAGCTGAGATGCTTCCACTCGCCAGTGCGCTATACTCATCGCGCCACTCGCTGTACTGGAGACAGAAATGGCGGGCTGTCAAATACTTCTGTTTCGAAATATAATATTTTGAATTCTTTGTAGGTAACCAGATGTCTGCCATTTAATCCTCCGCTATCTCCCTTAGTAATCTCATCGTCTCTTTCGTCGTGGTCTCCCAATCATCCCAAAACCAGTCGGCCCGCGCTTCCGATTCGCTGTGCTCCTCGGTTTTCTCCTCTTGCCTGCTGCCTCCGGTGATCCTCTTGCTGTACCACCTGCACGTTAATGCTCTCGTTGTCTGTGGCTTCCTGTTGTGCTCTTCGCACTCCCACTTCCCGCACA